TGTTTGAGGAAGCGGAGGTCAACTACACCTGCTCGAACGGCAAAAATCTAAAGTGCGGGGAAGTCCTGATCCGGAACTTCTGATGAACGAAAAAAGGCTCCCCAAGTGGGAGCCTTTTTAATCTTAATAAGTAGTAAATATAGAATACAGTATGCTAATAGCAAAATGATATACTATATATAACAGATTGTAAAAAATGATATAGAGATGTCATCCAAGGAGATATACTCACAGAATCTATAAATATACCACAAGCTATAATAGCTAACACCCATAGCCAGACAATCCAATTTCGGCGAATTTTCACCTTGTGAATTCGTTTCAGCAACTTATCTTCATTAAATATCTCATCAAGTTCTATGGCAGAAAATATAGGTGTATAATTTTCCTTTAATAAAGAAAAGCTTTCTTTGACGTTAGTAATGCGATCGTTGAAATTATTGCAACATAGAACAAGATAAGCAAAAGAGCCGATAAGAATAAAAAAAAGAACACTCCGTGTACTATCTGTAAAACATATGTCTGAACTTTCAGTGATAAGCTTAGGTAAAACTACAGAAAGCATAAAAGCAAAAATGGTTACTATATTATGAATAAAATTCATAGATAGCTTGTCGATATGTTCAGATATTTGCAGTATTACAGAGCTTATGTATCCTCCAGCTTTATTTCTAGCTTCAAGATATTGAGATACATTACTTTTCAAGTAGATCATATAGTTCGATTGAATCGAAGCTAGTATAGATGTATCAATATCAAGAATATCTCTGTATCGACAATTTAGGCTGACTATATTGCGCACAAGCGCTAGTTTATCGGATGCATGATCATCAGCATAGCTCCATGCAAATATTTTATACCATTCTTCATTATAATGTAGACGTGTAAATAGTATTTCCTCTTTTATGTCGCGAAGTGATGTGAAAGAAATGATACATCCTTTTTCATTGAGTGAGGAAAAATTAGACAGGTAGAGTAACGATAAAAGCGTTTCAAGTTTACGAAAAGATTCTGTCAGAGGATTGTTACTGTAATCTGTGACAATATGAAAGTCAGAAGGTAATAGATCATAAGTTGAAAAGTTCAAGAAGTGAGCATTGTCTCTACACGCTTTTAAGGTCATCAATCGATTTTTTCCAATATCTATAAGACTACCTTCAGACAAAAAAACTATATGTTCCGTACCCCAACAATATCCATCTTCTAGTATATCAAAAGTAATCCCATTAGTTGTTTTGAGAATAATAGCAAAAAAACGTATAAGTTCAGTTAGAGATAGTTTGGCAAGGTTATTTATAAAATGAAAATAAGAATAAACCGTGCAATGAGAGTTATCGATTCTTTTATCAATGATAAGCTGGATAGAAAAACAGTATTCTGCATCGATAGCGGTATCGTAGTATTCTATCCATTTCTCAAGCGAAAAGTCTTCATAATTAGAAAAATGGAAAAAATCTTCTCCCTCTGTGGACAAATTTATAGTAATATTATCCCGTTTTGGGAGATTTGATAAAAATGCTGATACGTTTTCTAGTGGAGGGAATTGGGATGCTTTTATAGAGACAGAGTACCTAACAGTCAATCTGTCTTCTGAAAAATTCCCTTCTCCAGGGAAGAGTTCTCGTAGTTTTTTCAGAAAATCCATCGCGTATTGCCTATAGCTGCAAGGGGCGCAAGAATTCCTGATAGGTATTCTCTTCATCTACAGCAAGTTGCAAGTATTTTTTTCCAGTACCATCTTGGATTGAAAAAATTTTATCATACAGATTCCCTTCTACATCCTTGACACGCAAGTCTATTCCTTGACTTATCGGAAAAATTTTGCGTATTCTCGCTGTAATACTTCCGGGTACAGCAGGAAACTGCCTATCGAATGTTCTTTTATCCGGTAACTCTAGTAATTCTTCACGCAATCGAACTATCGTTTCTTGGTCTACATTTTCCGTGTTTATCTGCGCAACACATTTTTCGATCATTATATCATAGTCTATAAAATCATTATTTTTAAAATACGCTATAATATTGTTACGCAGATGAGTTCTATCTTGAGGAAATTTTTTTAAAATCTTATTTATTGTTTTGTCTACATATGAAAAAGCAAGTTTTGTATTTTCATCGTCACTGTGCAAAGGATCAATTTCAAGAAAACCATTTTCCCAATATTTTGCCCCATTATCAGAATATACTTTTATTTCTTTAATATGGTGCGTTTTTTTGTCTAAAAAAAATAAGGCAAGATTTCCAAATACCTTTTTGATTCTTTGGAAAACCTGTTCGTAAGATAAGTTCATCATCGTCGATGAATGGACTATGCTGTACTTTAGCCAAAAGATACATAAAGTGGTCTTCTTTTTCCCTTGCTATTGCTTGAATGAAGGATCCTTTACGTAGCATTGCTAAATTTTTTACTTTATCTTGAACTGCGATTTCTTCGCGAAGTAGGCGATTTGCGATAATGGTAGCCTTTTGCTGAAACACTTGATCATTTTCAGAATCAATCAATTGAAGTACAGCACTCAATACTTCAGTATTTATAGAGCGTTCGCGGAAGCGTCTTATCGATTTGTTTTCATTTATGTAGACAAAGAGTTCATCAACGAACTTCTGAAACGATTCAGGAGCAGCTCGTTCAACAAGCTGCTCCTGTTCAAGATCAATTGTGTGTATGGACTTGGCAAAAAATTCCATTTCTCGCTCCCCTATTTTTTTTAGACTAGCCCAATTCGAAGCGAGATTCAACAGACTTTTTTATCTTATTCAAACATCGTGCCAATTGGATTTTTCACAAGTTCACATTCTCAACTTGGCTGCAACAAATTCTCATCTTGGGTGACTCCTCACAGCGAACAACAGCAGCCACAACGCCGTGACGCCGATGGAAAAGCGGTTGAAAAAGGCCCTAGTCTGCTTCATACGGCAACACCACTTCCCAACCGTCAACCCAAGTCACGGCAACGCGCTCCCCGCGGTTGTAGCTGATTTCCGCGTCGTCCTCGTTGAAGAACTCGGCAACGGAAAGGGTCTCGCCGCTGTCGAGGGCGATGGAAATATCCACGGTCGCCCCCTTATAGACGGTTTCCTGGGAGTTCCACGCGCGAGGCGATCAGGGGGCAGCCTTCGCTGGCTGCGACGTCCATGCTGGGGAACGTCCCGGCGCACGGCGATCAGGATGCCCGGCGACGGCTCCTGTGGCATCCACCTTCCTCCCGATCAGCCGGGACTCTCCAAAGCATTCCCCCAGATACCGCCGGGCTTCCGGAGCGGCCTATGACGCGGCGAGGGCCTATCGCGGCGGCGGGAGCGCCCCCGGGCGCTTTGCTGTCGGCATTCACGGGGCGCCCTTATGAAGGGAATAGCTTGAGATTCAACAAACTATCATCATTGCTTCCCTTATACGTGA